AAATTACAATCCGCAGGAGGCGCTTAACATGTTCTTCCAAACAGGTTCTGTTATTGGACGCTCATTTACTAGCGAGGGCGATATGAATCCTGGCAAAGTACCTATTCAGCCATTACAGACTGGTGCGGGCGGCCAAAAGCTACAAACCCTTATTCAAACATACAACTATTACTTACAAATGATTCGTGATGTAACGGGTCTAAATGAAGCACGTGATGGTTCATCACCAGATGCTAGAGCATTAGTAGGTGTACAAAAAATGGCAGCGGCTAATTCAAATACGGCTACTCGCCATATTCTTGATGCGGGATTGTTCTTAACGGCTGAAACTGCTGAATGTTTGTCTTTACGTATTTCAGATATATTAGAGTTTGATCCGTCTAGAGAAGCGTTCATTCAAAAAGTTGGTGGTCATAATGTAGGTATTTTGTCTGAGATGGAAGATTTGCATTTGCATGATTTTGGTATTTCTTTAGTGCTTTCACCGGATGAAGAAGAAAAATCACTTTTAGAAAATAATATTCAAACTGCTTTATCTGCTGGGCTTATAGACTTAGACGATGCTATCGATATCCGCGAAGTTAAAAACTTAAAGCTAGCTAATCAATTATTAAAGCTACGCCGCAAGAAAAAGCAAGAGCGCGATCAAATGATGCAGCAGCAGAATATGCAGGCTCAAGCACAGGCAAATGCACAAGCACAACAAGTTGCTGCTCAAGCAGAAATGCAGAAAGATCAAGCTTCTTTACAAACTAAGTCGCAGTTAGAACAGCTGAAAGCACAAATAGAGCAAGCTAGAATTGATAAAGAGGTGGAAGCCAAAATGCAATTGATGGCACTCGAATTTCAGTATAACATGAAGTTAAAAGGTCTGGAAGTAGATGCAGCAAAAACCAAAATTTCTGAAACTGAAGACCGCAAAGACAAAAGAACCAAAATACAAGCCTCACAGCAAAGTGAACTTATAGACCAAAGACAAAAAGGCGGAGCACCTAAAGACTTCGAATCCTCTGGTAATGATATACTTGGAGGTGGATTCGGTTTAGGAAGCTTCGAACCTAGGTAATAATAACCATAACAATTATATAATATTTTATCATGAGTGAAGAAACTAAAGACACATCGCCTGTTTCACAAGGTGAAGATGGTACTATTAAAGTGGATTTCTCAGCAACACCACAAGAAGCGCCGGCAGAAGAACCTGTTGAGCAACCTGTAGAAGAAGCTCCGGTAGAGGAGCCAGTTGTTGAGAAAGCGCCGGTCGAGGCACCGGTAACAGAAGAAGCGCCTGAAGAGCCTGTCTTAATGGAAATTACAGACGAAGAGGTAGAAGAGGCTGCCGAACAGTTAGAAGATGAGGTTGCTGACGCAATTGAAGAATCAGTAACGTCGGGTGCAAAGCTTCCTGAAAACATTCAAAAAGTCGTGGACTTTATGGATGAAACAGGGGGCTCTTTAGAAGATTATGTGCGTCTTAACACAGACTATTCTAGTTTAAACGAAGATCAATTGCTTCGAGAATACTATGAAACCAAGTTTAGTGCTTACGACCGTGAAGACATTGACTTCTTATTAGCCGATAAGTTTTCTTACGACGAAGAGCTTGATGACGAACGTGAAGTACGTTTAAAGAAACTAGAGCGCAAGCAAGCATTATCAGAGGCTAAAAATCATTTAGACGGTTTAAAGTCTAAATACTACGACGAAATTAAAATGGGTTCAAGATTGAATCCAGAACAACAAAAAGCGGTTGAATTTTTCAATCGTTATAATAAGGAGAGTGAAGAGGCTGCTAAAGTAGCAGAACGACAAACCAGTAGGTTTAAACAAGAAAGCGAGAAAGTATTCAGCGACAAATTCGAGGGTTTCGATTATAGCGTTGGCGACAAGAAGTACCGCTTTAAGGTTAAAAATGCTGGCCAGGTTAAAGAAACTCAAGGCGACATTAACAACTTTATCAAGAAGTTCTTGAATGAAAAGGGGGAAATGAAAGATGCTAAGGGTTATCATAAATCGCTGTTCACCGCTATGAATGCCGATCAAGTTGCACAACACTTTTATGAGCAAGGCAAAGCCGATGCAGTAAAGGACAGTATGGCACGCACGAAGAATGTTGATATGAATCCGAGAGGGACTCATGAAAAAGTTACAACACAAAACGGGTGGACTATACGCGCTGTAAATGATGGGGAAAGTACTTCTAAACTCAAGGTCAAGTTTAAAAAATAATTCATTAAAAACAAATAAGAAATGAGTTTTGCAACGTCGCCAGCTGGTCTGGCAAACTTAGCTCACCTTACTCCACGTCCTATCAAGGGCTTGTTTGGTGACAATTATCTGTCTGTGGCTGACATGGACTTTACACAACAATTCCTTCCTGAGGTATACGAGAAAGAAGTAGAGCGCTACGGAAACCGTACAGTATCAGGATTCTTGCGCATGGTTGGTGCAGAAATGCCTATGGCTTCTGACCGCGTAGTATGGCAAGAGCAAGGACGTCTTCACATTGCATATGACGGTATTACTGTTGATGCTGATGGTGACAAACTTACTATGCCTTCTGGTCACTTGATCGGCGCTGGTATGACTTTGGTAGTATCTAAAGGATACGTAAGCCACAAAGCATATGTTACTTCTGTAGTTGGTAACGATGTAAACATTGCTGTTTACGATACTTCTGATGGAGACTTGAGCAGCACTTTTGATTCTGCAACAGACGCTAAAGTATTTGTTTACGGTTCTGAGTACACTAAAGGTTCTAGCAATGCTGGTAACTCACTAGATGCTTCTTTCACTACTTTTGACAACAAGCCTATCATCTTACGTGATAAGTACAATGTTAAAGGTTCTGATGTAGCTCAAATTGGTTGGGTTGAAGTAACTACTGAAGCTGGTACTTCTGGATACTTATGGTACTTGAAGTCTGAGCACGAGTCTCGTCTACGTTTTGAGGACTACCTTGAAATGAGCATGGTGGAAGCTGAAAAAGCAGTAACTACTATTTCTCAAGATGCTGCTTTTGGTAACACTGCTAAAATCGAAGGTTCTGAAGGTTTATTCGCGGCTCTAGAGTCTCGCGGTTTGGTATTTAACGACCAAGACTTCAACAACGCTTCTGGTTTAACTGGTTTAGGTGACTTTGACGTTATCCTTCAGGAATTAGACAAGCAAGGTGCTATTGAAGAGAACATGATGTTCTTGGATCGCACAACTGCTTTGGATATCGACAACATGCTTGCTCGTGCTAATAGCTACGGATCAGGTGGTACTTCTTACGGAGTATTCGATAACTCTGAGGATATGGCTTTGAACTTAGGTTTCTCTGGATTCCGTCGTGGTTCTTACGATTTCTACAAGACTGACTGGAAATACTTGAACGATTCTGCAACTCGCGGTAGCATTGCTGACGTTGAAGGTGTTATTGTTCCTGCTGGTACTTCTACTGTATACGACCAAAACTTAGGTCAGAACATCGCTCGTCCGTTCTTACACGTACGTTACCGTGCTTCTGAAGCTGAAGATCGTCGTATGAAGTCTTGGGTTACTGGTTCAGTTGGTGGCAACTACACTAGTGATGCTGATGAAATGAACGTACACTTCCTTTCTGAGCGTGCACTTTGTGTTCAAGCTGCAAACAACTTCGTAATGTTGAAGAAAACTCAAGCATAATTGAGTTAATATTTATTCACCCTCGGCTTCGGTCGGGGGTGATTATTATCTTTTATTTAATTATATTATATCATGGCACAAGCTAAAAAACCTGCAGCTAAAAAGCCTGCAGCAACACCAGCACCTGCACCTGCAGTTGTTGAACAAGTAGTCGAAGCACCCGCTCCGGCAGCACCTGTAGATACATGGGTATTTAAAGATAGATTGTACGAACTTACTTCGGGTCGTAAACCACTTGCGTTTACATTACCTACCGTACATTCAGCGCGTACTCCCTTGTTATACTTTGACGAAACATTAGGTTACAACCGTGAGTTGCGTTATGCAACAAACCAGCGTACTCCCTTCGTTGATGAGCAACAAGGCACAGCAACATTAGGTCGTATCGTATTTAGAGACGGCATCTTGCGCGTACCAAAAGAAAATATAGTTTTACAAAAGCTTCTTTCTTTGTATCACCCGTATACACTACAAGGTCGCATTATGGAATACAAACCAGAACAGATCGCAGAAAACGAAACTGACTGGATTGAATTAGAGCTAGAAGCGATGACTGTTGCGAAAGGAATGGACATTGACGAAGCAGAAGCAATTTTAAGAGCTCAATACGGCTCACAGCAGGTATCTAACGCGTCTTCTAAGGAGTTAAAACGTGATTTACTAATACTTGCGCGTAATCAACCTAGTTTGTTCTTAGATCTAGCTAATGATGATAACGTTATGTTGCGTAACATTGGGATTAAAGCTACCGAAACCGGTATTCTAGCATTATCACAAGACCAACGCACATTTACATATGCAAGTAACGGTAGGAAACTGTTGACGGTGCCGTTTAACGAACATCCATATTCAGCGCTCGCTGCTTATTTCAAAACAGATGAGGGCATGGAAGTATTACGAGCCGTAGAAAAACAGCTATAATACATATCTTTTTGTAATTAGGCTGCTGTAAAAAGCGGCCTAATTACTTAATATACATAAACAAACACAAAATGGCAGTAAGCGTAGATACAGTATACCAAAGAGTATTAGCTATCCTTAACAAAGAGCAAAGAGGATACGTAACGCCTCAAGAATTCAACTTGTTTGCAAACCAAGCACAGTCCGATATTTTTGAGCAATACTTTTATGATATCAATCAGTTTGGCAGAATGCATGGTAATGATACCGAGTATTCAGATATGCTCAACTTGTTAAACGAAAAAATTAACATTTTTGAGAAGACTGGTAATATGACTTACTCAGCACCTAATTGGACGGTCCCTAGTGATCTTTACCGGTTAGGTACAATTATTTATAACAATATTGAAGCAGAGCGTATCAACGCAAATGAGTACTTGTACATTAACGCTTCACCATTAACTAAGCCTACAAATGACCGCCCAATATTTGTGGCTAGCTCTACGGGCTATAAGGTATACGGTGCTGCTGCATTAACTTCAGGAGTATCGTGTAATTATATTAAAGTACCCGCAACGGTAGAGTGGGCTTATAACACTGCAGCTGGGAGGGCAGTATATAATGCTTCTAATGCTACAAACTTTGAGCTCCACGCTTCAGAAGAAACTGAATTAGTTTTTAAAATACTACAATTAGCAGGACTTTCTATAAAAGAACTTCAGGTTTACCAAATTGGTAACCAAATGGAGGGACAAAACACACAACAAGAAAAAGCTTAATAAATGGGATTAATTAATCAAACACAAAAGCTCTACTATGAAGGTGCCGATGGCAATTGGAATAGCAATGACGAAAATTACGGCGATTACCAGTTTGTAAGCATTAAAGATATCATTAACAATTTTATTATTGCTTATGTTGGAGAAGATAAAATCATTAGCAAAATTAAGCGCACAGATGTTGCATTTCATGCTCAGCGTGCTTTACAAGAGCTTTCCTTCGATACACTACCCTCAGAAAAAGCTTTAGAAATAGAGTTAGGGCCAGCACTTGAAATGATTCTGCCCCAAGATTATGTTAACTATGTTAAGTTTACTTGGTCCGACGCATCAGGTATTGAGCATGTAATACATCCAACCCGCCATTCAAGTAACCCACAGGCTATTATTCAAGATAGTGATTACGAATACACGTTTGATGGTAACGGGGAAAAACAATACGCGGACAAATCTGAAACTTTAAAGTCTTTTGAGGGAGCAAGTGCTGCGGATAATAATAAAGCGGAGCTTAGTACAAGTGAGCTGTTCAATCTTTACCGCCACGGCCGCCGTTATGGTTTAAACCCTGAGTTTGCGCAGAGCAACGGGGTTTTCTACATTGATAAACTAAAAGGTATCGCTCACTTTAGCTCAGGCTTAGTGAACAAAGTCGTTACCCTTAAATATATAAGTGACAGTTTAGGAACTGACGAAGAAATGCGTGTGCATAAATTCGCAGAAGAAGCTGTATACAAATATCTCGCTCATGCTATTCTGGCTACAAGAGCAAACACACAAGAATATTTAGTCGCGCGCTTTAAGAAAGAAGCGTTTGCAGCAAAAAGAGTTGCAAAACTCCGTATGTCTAACCTTAAGATTAGCGAAATTGCTCAAATTATGCGCAATCAGGCTAAATGGATTAAACACTAATACATGCCAAAACTAGCACGCAACTTTGTCCAGGGCAAAATGAACAAGGATCTTGATGAGAGACTTGTGCCCCCAGGGCAATATAGAGACGCACAAAACATTCAAGTTGTCAATTCAGAAGGATCTGATGTTGGTGCAGTTGAAAATATTCTAGGTAATACTAAGCAAAACAATAAACCGGGTGGGGGTACTTGGCAAACCACAGGAAGCGGGACAACTCCGTTTGGCTTAACTAACGCTAAATGTATTGGTACGGTACGCGATAGCCAAAACGAAAAGATATACTGGTTCCTAACTAGCGATACTGCCGATGCTATACTCGAGTACGACCAAACAGCGAATATTGTATCTCCTATTCTTGTCGACCTTAACGGTGTATTAAACTTTAGTGCAAATTACTTAATTACCGGTGTAAATATATTAGATGGCATTTTATATTGGACAGACGGTTTAAACGAGCCACGTACAATAAATATAGATGATTTTAAAGCAGGCTCATCTCAAGGCGCTAGCTTGTCCCTTGTAAATCATACTCAAGTCTACGGTAGAAATTTCATAAGTAAAGACACAACCGTTATGGTTGAAGCGCCTCAGCAAATATTAAATGCTCAAGGTTTCGCTAGCATATATAGCGGACCCGGGACCGGCATTACGCCTGTGACTACCGCGTCAACACAAGTATTTGTAGGTAAAGAAATTGGAGATTCTGTTGGGATTAGCTGGACGGGAGCAATTACGTGGACCGGGTTAACCAACCCTCAGGTTGTACTTACAGGCGAAGTAGAACAAGAAGATGGCACTATTGATAAGTACCAAATAACTGGTACGCTTTCAAGCATTGCAACAATAAGTGCTTTACTTTCTATTGATTCCATAAGCGCGGATATACCGAGCGTTAACATCGTATGGAGCATGCTTCTTATTGAAGATGACCCTATATACAAAGACGATTTCCCAAGATTCTCATACAGATACAAATACACAGATAACAGATATTCTGTTTACGCTCCTTTTTCACTACCTGCGTTTGTGCCGGGTAAGTTTAAATACTTAAGCCGAGACGGGAATAATCAAGGCATGGAAAGCGTAATGCGCAGAATATTGGTAGACAATTTTCCGGCTATACCTAAGAACGTGGAAGAAGTCGAGGTGTTGTACAAAGGTGTTGCGTCAAATAACGTTTATGTTATTGAAACGTTTGCATATGATTTTACGGATGCTCAGCAGCCGGTACTTCAGGTTGATATTACGTCCACTCTTTTAGGCCCTATTATTGAAAGTGTACAATTATTACGTTTATACGATAATGTACCTAGATCGGCTAAAGCGCAAGAAATTATAGCAAATAGAATTATTTACGGAAACTATTTGGCAAATTATGATGTTTCACCAAACTCTACGCGTATATCAGCCAATGCCTCAAACACTTCGCACTCAAATATAGGGTATGGCTTAGCCTCTGTAAAAACAAATAGACAATACCAGGTTGGGGTCGCGTTTATAGACGAATTGGGGCGCCAATCGCCTGTATTTACATCAAACGGCGGGGACATTTCATTTAGTGGCAAAAACAGCCAAAATGTAAATACTATTGAAGCATCAATATTAGCAAATACTCCAGCTTTAATATCCAACGGCGGTTGGGCATCTTATTATAAGTATTATATAAAAAGCAGCACACCGGAATACTATAATATTGCTTTAGATAGATATTATACTGGCATTGATGGTAGTATTTGGTTAAGCTTCCCATCTTCAGAAAGAAACAAGCTGCAAGAAGGCAAATATATTACGCTTAAAAAGCAGCATGATACGTCTATACCTGTGTTTGTAAACAACAAATACAAAATACTTGATATATCAAACGAGGTGCCATTGGAGGTTTCAACAGTAGAATCTGTAAAAGCTAAAGTAACTGGGCGCGCTAACCCTACCGCAACGATTGGATTTATTGCTGGTGATAATGTAATTAGTTTTCTAGCCCCAATTAAAGATAAAAACACCGCGTTTTTTGATAGCATTACTAGTGATTCATATATTGCTTTTAAAAATTCATACGATTTAAATGAAACATATCATTATCCTGTAAAAGAAGGCGGACCTATAGGTGCTGAATACACAGACAGCAACGGGGTTGTATGGGCGTATTTTCAAGTTACTTTAGATGAAAATATAAAAACAGAAGATTCTTGGTTAAGCACACTTGGTTCTCTAGAGATAATAAAAATTATTTCTTACGAAAAAGATCAAAAAACATTACCGGAATTTCAAGGAAGGTTTTTTGTAAAAGTTAGCGCGAATGCATCATTGCTTGATAATATAAAATCCGCATTTAGCAATCCAGACAAGGAATTAGAAATAGACAAAACACTAGAAATAGACCCAACTAATGCAAATGTAGTTGACAATTCATTCTACGTATATTTTGACAATACAACTGTAGCTCCCGCGTTAACACTTCCAACGCAGGGATCAAATAGCTTTATAATAAGAGGCGCGGATGTTAATTGGGGGGCCAGCGCAGAACTTTTAGCTGCAAATTATAAATTTAGAACATATAATAAATTTATTGCCGGAGGCGTTAAATTTAAATTTAAATATGCAAATGGGTCATTAAGTCAAGATTATTACACTGTCATTAATAGTTCTATTTCCGCTACTTCCGCTGTACAAAATATTATAGAGCAGGTTGTTACTTTAACATTGGATAGAAACTTTGATGACACACAATACAGTGGTGCACCAGACAAAACGCAGATTGATAAAATAGTATTATATAGAGAAAAGCTTTGGCCAGATCAGTTGCTTTTAACTTCTGACAATCCCGCTATTTTTGAAACAGAGCCAAATGAGCTTGCTGATTTAGAAATTTATTGGGAAGCTAGTGAGGCTATATCACAGGCTTCTGCAGGTACCACCACGGAGCTTGATTGGTTTAATTGTTATTCATTTGGTAATGGCGTAGAGTCGGATCGCATTAGAGACGATTTTAACGCACCATTATTGGGTAATGGCGTAAGGGTAAACGCGGAGCTAAAAGAACCATACGAAGCAGAAACAATGGGCGCTGGATTAATATATAGTGGTTTGTATAACAACATATCTGGCGTAAACAATACAAATCAATTTCTTATTGCTGAAAAGATTACAAAAGAGCTTGACCCGTCTTACGGTACAATTCAAAAGCTACATGCGCGGGATACAAACCTTGTTGCGCTAGCGGAAGATAAGGTGTTTAGAATTTTTGCAGATAAAGACGCGTTATACAACGCTGACGGCAGTGCAAACTTAACATCAACAAATAGAGTGTTAGGTGAAGCATCAACTTTTGCCGGCGAGTTTGGTATATCTAAAAACCCAGAATCCTTTGCATCGTACGGGTTCCGCGCCTACTTTACGGATAAGGCTAGAGGCGCAGTTCTCAGGCTGTCTATGGACGGCCTTACAGACATTTCAAGAAATGGAATGACTGATTACTTCCAAGATGAATTAAAAGCCGCTAGCGGTGGTATTATTGGAGCATATGATGAAAACATCGGCACATATAATATTGCTTTAAGCAACGAGTCTGTTTCATTCATGGAAAACATTAACGGCTGGACAACAAGATTGTCTTACTCTCCCGAGTTTGCCGCATCGTTAAACAACGAGTATTACACATTCCAAAACGGTGAGATTTGGGAGCATTCAAACCAGATTAGATCAAGCTTCTACGGTATTCGAGAATATTCAACAGTAACTCCTATATTTAACGACGCACCATCTAGTATTAAAAACTTTAAAACCTTATCTTACGAGGGTGATGCAGGCTGGACAGCAGATGTACTTACTGACCAGCAGGACGGAGAAGTAGAAGCCTGGAAGACTAAAGAAAACCTTTACTTTAACTATATTAAGGGTAAAGCAACTACATTGTCTAATATTGACACTGGTGAGTTTTCAGTACAAGGTTTGGGTAATGTTTTATCGCACGATCCTGGTAGCACAATAGTAGTTATAAATGGGAAGCTAAACGTTTCCTTACAAAAAGGCGATATTGTTTATTCATATGATCCTGGTAATACTTTACGAGTAATAGGTACGGTGCACTCTGTTAACCAAGCTGGTAATTTTATTAGGTTTACCAGCACAATAGCAGGAGCTCCGCCAGCAAACGGCAATTTTATGTTGTTCGCTAAAGACTCTGAAAAGAACACTTCTGGTATAATAGGCTACCATGCATCTGTCGAAATGAAAACGACTAGCTCAGATAAAAAAGAGCTCTTTGCCGTTAACTCCGAGGTGTTTATCAGCAGTGAATAATACGTAATAATGAACTATAAACTAATATAATATGATACCTTTAGCTTTAGGACTTCAAGGTGCCATGGGAATTGCAAATGGTATAATTGGCCATAAGAAAAGAAAGCAAGAGCAAAAAGCCGCTCAAGCTGAATTTGAAGCATCTCGCGCACAATATATGAACCAGGATCTTTCAAACCCATATGCGAATATGGAAAACACCATGGAGGATCTCACTGTAAATACGCAAGCGGCAGATTTCACAGCTCAGCAGCAAGCACAGGGCATGGCTAATATTATGGGTAGCATGAGAGGTGCTGCAGGCGGATCAGGTATCGCGGCATTAGCCCAATCACTTGCCGGACAGCAAGCCCAGAATGCACAACAAGCTTCTGCTAGCATTGGTGCTCAAGAAGCTAGTAACCAGGCGGCCTCACGTCAAATGGCTGGAGAATTGCAAATGGCAGAGCGCAAAGGAGACGTGATGTCTCGTAACATGAAGCGTGAACAATACAGTACTGAATTAGGAATGGCTATGGATCGTAAAGGTCAGGCGGATTTAGCTAGGCAAGAAGCTACCCAATCATTAATGGGCGGTATTGGGAACTTAGCAATGGGAGGCGTTGGATTCCAAGCAAACCCACAACGTGCGGGGGCAGAAAGTATATTTGGTCAGCTATTAGGTTTACCAGGCGAAGAATAGATTTAACATTATGGCAGATAAAAGTTTAATAGAAGCAAATAAAAGAATGCTGCAAAGCGGTCGTAGACCGGTGGTAGAGTTTAATGCGCCACAAGGAAACACTTTGTTTGAAGGGCATCGTGCTGTTAACGCTGCAAGAAAAAACAAGATAGCAGCTGTGAACGCTAGTGTTTCTAATTCAATGGGTAAGATGAAGTCGGATGTAGACCTCACCGCTTATTCTAAAGAAGAACAAAAAAATATTGGTAAGTTCTTAACTGGGCAACGCTCTTTATACGCTAACTCAGCAAATGCTTTAGCTAAGATTAGCGATACTTCGTCTCCTGAGTATCAGTACCATGTTGACGTAATGAATAGCGTTAACAATAGCTTTACCAATCTAAAAAACCAATTAGATTCTTATAAAGAAAATAAAATTGAGTTTGCAGAAGGCATTAGAACAGGGTTGTTTTCCGAAGGTAACGATGACATGCAGTATTCAAACGCTGCAATGATGTACGGGTTAGTTGACGGAGAAAAAACCAACGTGCCTTTTGAAATTGCTGAAAATGGCAACTTAGGGTTTAATATAGGTGGCGAGTATGTTAGCTATAACGATTTTGAGCAGCCGTTTACCAAAGATTACAAAGTAGCTTCGGGCATTTTAGGCCAATCAGCTGACTTGTATAAAAATCATACCTTGCTCCAAGGACCGCAAAAAGACATGCTTAGATTAAGCCTTATGGCTTCTTTGCGTGATCCTAATACTATTAAGTCATTAGTTTCTGATTTTGAATCTGACGGGTTAAACCTTTCAGACATTCCTTTAGACGACATAGACGCAGCTAGAAATATGGTTGCTGACCGTATAATGAATAGTTATACTGATGTAGCAGCCCAAGGCAAAGCTGATTACGATGCATCACGCCCTCAGGGTAACCCGAGTAATCCAAGCAGCCCTTCTCGTACAGAAAAGATTTACAGCCAAATTGATGCAGAAGTGGAAAACGGCACATATGCTATTATTCCAATTTCTCAAAACAATCAACTTATTTGGTCTCCAGAAAAAAATGCTTATATTTCAATGGTTCGTAGCAGCCAGAGCGCATCATGGAAAGCCGAAACAAATGCAGCGGGGAACACAGTAGGCTACGCTCCTAAAAGTTAAAATAATAAAATACAATGAACGAAAACGAAATTAGCCTAGAAGAAGCACAGCTAAACGGTAGTTTATTTGGTTTATCAGCTCAAGAATGGGCGGCGCAAGAAGGCTGGACTATTACTGAGGGAAAGCAGAACGATTCGACGGAGACAGACCCGCCGGCGAATCAGAACACAGAAACGTCCGTTGGGGAATCCAATTCGGGCGATATTTCTTTGGGGTCACCAGAACCTAATATTGTATTTCGACAAGGTCAGGGTGCCGCTACTTACGGCAATGTTTCTCAGGAATATACAAACTTTGTTACTGCAAAAAAAGATCGTCAAGAGCTTAATAACCAGGAGTACGATAACTATACTATTTCAAAATTAGGTGTATTAGATAAAGCAAATCCAAGCGATAATACAAATATTGTCGACCCTAATATTTACAATATACAAACCACAGGTGTTAAAGGAGCTACAGCAGAAGATATATATAATGTAGGCTGGTACGGAGGTACAACTACTTCAACTGCTGAAGATGTTTCGATGGAAACGTTAGAAAATCCTATTGATCTTAACCCTGCACTCTCTAATGCTGAGTATAACCCAGACGGCACTACAAATTTTGTA